CAAAGTTGTTTTTCGGCATTCCGTTTCTCCTTTCTACATGCGTCGCAGTAGCGACGCCCATCTTTTAGCCACCGGAGGCATTCAGCGCAGCGGCGGCTCATATCGGGCGCTGCCGGAAGCGGCGGCCCACTGGGATGGGCACGCGGCGTCCGCCAGCGGAGGATGTCAAGGTCTCTTGCTATTGTGTCTGTCATATGGCGTGCCTCTGCAACCACGCCGCGTCGAAGAACGGCCACGGAGCCATCCCTGGTGGATAGCTGAACTCCTGCATGTTCGTTTCTTCGTCCTGGCGCTCCAGTTCCGCAATCATCCGCTCCGCCCTGGCGTCGTGCATTGATGCCAATTGGATCGAGAAGTAAGGATTGGGGTTGTCCTTCGACGGACCCGGCCATCGGGCCGCCATCGCCAGCGCCGTCTCGATTAGCAGGTCGCCCCGGATGTAGCGTGGCAAGGTAGCGGCGGCGTCGCTGATGTCGGTCGGGCGGGCCTCATAAAGAAATGGGTAGACATATGCCGCCTTTTGGTGGGGCCATAGCTCGAAGCGGGGCAGCGGCGGACTCGTAGTATCGTAAGTCCAGGGCGACAATAAGTAAGCATTGCCCGAGTTAGAGCGTTGAGCGTCGGCGTCGTTGATCGTTTCTTGCGCGATGTTCAAATGAAGCTGCCAATTCAGGCGCGGGTCCCAAACGGCGATAAAGGCGTGGAAGTCGCTTGGGGCGGTGACATAGGCTTGCCAGATTTCATAGCTCTGTCCGCCGGCGGTAGCGCTTCCCCAGACGGCCTCGATCGTCATGCTAATGCCGCTGGCGACGGCGGTGATCGTATAGATCGGAGAGGAGACCGAGGTTCGGAACTGCCGCCCGATCATCGCCGATGTCCAGGCCGTGCCGCTCCCCGTGACAGTCGCGCTGTTTAGAGTGACGGTGACAGTCCCGGTGTTGTAGACAGCCGGGATGATGAACTGGCCGTAACGCCAGAGCCAGGACCAGCGGCGCCGCTCGGCAACTTGCCGGAAGGCCCGCTTGACCCAATTTTGCGCCAGTAGCGGCCCGGCCAGCGGGACATAGCCGATAACCTCGTTCCAGACGACGCTAAAGGTATCGAGAGCCACAGTTCTCCTGTGCTAACCGGGCGACTGCCATCGAGCGACGTTCACCGCCCGATAACAGTCACCAGAACATTGGTCTCGGCCCCGGCCGTCTGAAACGTGACCGTGCCGCCGGAGATGGTCGCCCCCATAGCCGAGTTGCTGGACGGCGTACAGGAGACCGTCTCGATACGCTTCAGCTTACTGTCGAACGTATCGGCGTCGGCGGCGATGTCCACCTGGGCTAAGACCAACCGCTGATTCCCGATCACCGAGTCCCGCCTGCGATCTACCGTAACGGCTGCCATAGTTCCTCCCTACGGGATCGGGGTGATCCGTAAATCGACGTTGATGTTGCCGCCAGAGGCCGCACCGCGCATGACGCCGACTTCTTGATAGGTCAGGGATGAGCCGACGGCTATGTTGGTTACGTCCTGCGACGAACCCGAATTAGCGATCGCCGACTGGCCGACGCCGCCGTTGCCGTCCGACTTCACGGGGTAGTTGTCCCCGCGTTGCAGGATAAAGCAGTAGTTTCCGGCAGTCACGGCATAACGGAAGACCCCGGCGACTTGATTGCGCCAAGCGTTTGCGGTCTGACCGCCGATGGCTTGAGCGCCGTCGTTGGTTACCAGGTAACTATTCTTGTCCTTCCAGAATGCCAACTGGTTGGCGGCAACCGCTCCTGCTGCGGCGGCAACCGCCCCTGAATCGCACCGCACGAGTTGATAGCTGCGATCGACATAGTCGAGCGCCATTCCCAGCTCTCCCTCGCGGTACAGCGTCGAGTCATTCAGCGTGTCCGGGTTTCCGGTCGTGATATAGAGAGTTTGAACCGTTCTTGCGTTAGGCATCGTCTCCTCCTCAGCCGGTGATCCGGTACATCTGACGGTGGTAGCGCGGCGCGAAGGTTACCTGGACGGCGGCCAACACCTGACCGGCGACCTTGGTATTGCCTTGGCTGGGCTTCCAGCCGGTGAACCCCAAGCCGAAGTCGGGGTCGGTGGACATGTAGAAGTTCATAAACGGCTTGCGGGCATTGATCCAAAAGAAGGTTTCCGATGGAGTGGTGCCGGCGGGATAGCCCCCAACCGGGGCCGGGTACGCTGTCAGCGCTCCAAGCGACATCTCCCGCATGAAGGTGACGGCTACGGGGTCGTTCGTGCCGTTTGACTGGAACAGGTGGGTGCCCGGACAGTAGCGGCTGGCGATGACGGTAGCGCCGTTGAAAAGGAATCCCCTGAAGCCGATCTTCGGATCGACCGTATCGACAAACCGTTGCTGCGGCTGGAACTTCTCCTTGATGAAGCTGCGGCAGATCACCGTAGTGACCCCAAGGTTCGGCTCCAGATTGCCGAAGGTGGCATTGCCAAACTCCTCCTCCAGCGTGTTGTACTCGATGGTCCCGTTCACGTCATTCGGAGCGGAGTTGAGCACGGTCCCGACAGCCCCGCCGCGTGTGATCGTGCCGTAGGTTGGGTACGTGTTGCCGTCCCACGATGCGGTCACGTTGTTGTTCAGCGCCTCCGGCAGACCGTTGAAGTTGGCCGTGTAGTTGGCGTTGATTCCGTTGAGGAACATCCCGATTTCCATGTGCGCGCCGATCGAGGCGTAGGCGTTCTGCATCCGGCTGTCGATCAGCCGGAAAGCCGCCGCCGGGCCGGTGTTGAGAACCTGGGTTTCCTCTTTCGAGAGCGTGACGTTGACCTGAAAGAACCGCATGGTGAACTGAAGCTGCTGCTCAACTTGCGGCTCGGTAATGTCGAACTCCTTGCCGATGTGATACGGCCCGCCGATCAGGCCGTTGTACCAGCGATCTGTTACTTGATGACCTGCTTCTATTGAAGCAGGCGGCTGCCCATTTCTGGACAACTCTCACGGTTGTCATTCCCGTGAGACCGGACTATCGCACCATCCAGCAGTGCTTCCGCCGCTGGAGCCTTCTCGCTTAGTCTCTCAGCCTGCAAGGCACGCCCTCCGTTGAGTTCAACCAATGCCGCCCAAATCATTCGCCGCTGGTCGTAAATCTCTTGTGGTATCGGGCAGTATCTTCCAAGTTTGGTATGAGGCGCTCGGCTTACTTCACTGAAGTCCATCACAAGTTCAGCTTGCCGTCGCTTAACAACCAGATATGGAAGCAGAAGGCGTAAGGCAGTGCGGGCAGATTCTCCAAAAACCCGCCATTGCCATATACCCTTGTGGTCGTTCTCGCGGAAGTTGATCCGACCGCCGAACATCTTCTGTAACCGTGCAACTGGTTCAGGATGAATCTGCGCGGCATCCAGCATGATGCGGTAATATATCCGACGATGTACCTTGTTGAAATTTCTGGTCACTCCAACATAGCCCTCACCGTCGATAAAACCAGCCGCCCACGCTAGTTGAATCGGTTCAATTGCCAGCTTGGCCCCTGTTTGCATCTCAGCATCCAAGTCAATCAGAGAAGGTTTTTTGCATTCACGTTACCGTGAAGGAACTCCGTAGTTGAAGTTCTCCCCTATAAGCCGCCCACCGGGAAAGTCCTCCCTCACGTTGAGTTTGGCGTAGGCAACCACGGGGCCGCCCTGAAACGCCATGTCAACTAGTTTGGGATTGGCTCTGATGTATCGGTGAGTGGCAGTCGTTAATTGGTTTAACTCTGCCATGCGTTGTGTCTCCTAACTAGGTGGAAGGCTCCGGCCCTGTGCCGGGCTTCCAGTTGTCCCACCCTTCCAGGAAACCAGCGCGAGCGAAACGCTCCTGCTCAAGCTCGGATACGCCCTCTTTAGGAGCCTCGCGGTCGTAGAAGGTGTGGAATGGTTTGGGGCCGGTTTCGATAGGCAGTTTGTTGCGGGAGGCGTAGTCTCGTACAGCTTCTTCACGCTCTCTCTTGATGCGCTCGTTCATGGCTGCCTCTCGGTCGGCCTCCTGCTTCTGCCTCTGGGAGTCCAGCTTGGGAGTAACGTAGAGTTCGTAGGCCCGATCCATGTCAGTGATCTTGCGATCGAGCGCAAACTTTTCCAACTCCCTCGTGTCCAAAGGCGCCCCGAAGCGGTGAAGATGGTCCTGCGCGATGCGTAGTCCGTTGTGGAGCAGGTTGGTGTAGGCTTGATCGCGCACGGCAAACAATTGTTCGACCTCTTGCCGGGTAAGGACATTCGCGCCGTTGTTAGCCGCTTGCTGCCCTTCCAACGGGCCGTAGAGTTGCTCGTACCGCTTGAGCGTCTCGATGCCCGCAAGGTTGGTCTTGTAAGCCTGATCGGCCTTGCCATACCACTCCGCCAATGTTTTCTTCTCCCCGGCGAGTTCATCCATCTTCCGGCTGTAATCGTCGTGGCGCATCAGCGGATCGGTTGCTCCCGCTACGAACTTGTCGTTATCGAAAGCCTTCAGGACCGCATCTTTCTGGGCGTCTTCCAGCCCCGCGTCCTGAGCCAGCTTCGTAAAGTACGTTTTCGCTTCTTCCCGCGTCATTCAGGTTCCTCCCAAACTGCCAGCGCCTTCCGCAGAAGCGGAGCCAGCACCTAGTTAGGAGAGTGGATCGCCCGCTCGGGCGAATCCAGTCCCTTCGGGGTAGAACAATACATCAAGTAAATGGTTTTGTAAAGAGGGGGGAAGCTAGGTTGGCTGGCCGGGGGGTCCGCCGCCCATGCCTAGCATCGGAGGTCCGGGGGGCGGCGGGGCAGTCGGCGAGGCTGGCTGTACGGCCTCCGCCATCGCCTGAGCGACAAGCTGTTGCACAGCGGCGGACAATTGGCTCATCGGCGCGGCCAGCATGGGGAGAACCGATCCGAGGGCCTGGGCCGATTGGACAAGCTGTTGCGTAAACTGGAGGGCCATGATCTGAGGAGAGCGAGCCGGGCCTGCGCCTTCCGGCGACCCCATCATGATTGACCGGGACGGACGGGGCGTAGGGGCGGGAGGCCCGGCATCGAGGGAGACTCCAGGCGGAGGAAGCGGGTGCATCGCAGTCATGGCGTCCACGTGGACCTCCTTTACCGCTTGGGGGACTTCAGCGAGGTGGCCGGGCCGACTACCAGACCCTTGCCGAGTTTCTTGCCGCCGCCCTTGCGGGGAATGCCTTTGCTCATGCCTTTCATAAGTGTCCTTTCATTGGAATGTCTGCACCGAGTTTTCTGGCCTTGCTAAGCAGGATCGCCTTACGCTGTCGCTCTGCACGGGCCGGTCCATATTTGCGGCGGGTCATGCTGAGGATGCGCGGGCGGTTGGCCTTGAGCTCGCGCCCGACCCTGCCCAGAATGCGCTCAGACTTGGCGGCCATCGGGAGATACAATACGTCATCAGGATGAAAATGGCAAGTTTCTATTCATGGTACGATCGTCACCCGGCGGCGAACAGTCGAGGCTGGACCGCCAGGCGTGTAGTCCACATAGATGCCCATGAAGTCCGCGTGGGCGGTGCGCGTGGTAGTGTCTGTCTTGACTACCTCCACCGTTGGCGAGTTGCCAAGCGTGACAGAGGGACTGGCGGTCACCGGGCCGATATGGGTGCGCCAGCGCGTCGGGAATGTGTCGATGTCTCCCACGTTATCGCCAAAATCAAAACTCTGTCCTGTTTGACCAGAAGGGTTCGCCTGTATCCGAACGGTGCCGGTCTTGGTTCCTGTGTTAATCCCTTCCCCATCGTTACAGATCGCCATAACCGCGTTGATCGTGTCCGATGCCCCGATGCCGCCGGTCGTGTAGCTCTGCGTATTTATGATAACCGCATCCGTACCGCTCTTGCTGGCGGAATTGATCTGGCTAGTATCCGTGTCACTGGCTTCCGCTACGCCCACTGGCGGGATGTTGTCCACGGCAGGAAATAGCGATGTACCGCCGCCACCGCCGACCCAGGCCCCGTCGGTGTTGTCGGAGATAGGCCGTAGGAGGATGGCTTGGCCTGCCCCCAAGTAAGCGCTAGAGTCACTTGCGATTGTATCATCAAAGTATATATTGCATGTTGGGAATGTCGCTATACCTCCTACGCCTATCTGCAGAGTATTAAATACTGAAGTGGGTACCGTAGATGTCGCTTCGGACGCCCACTCTACAGAATCCACCTTGACTCGCATTCCCACGCCGCCAACATTCCACCCGTTATCCCATTCAATTAAATGCCACTGGTTGTCGGCAGTTAAAAGATTGGTGCTTGTTGCGGTCACAGTACCATCTGACACTCGTAAAGCACCGGTGGATAATAGGATTATCCTCTGTTTATAATTTGCACCGTCAAGTATCGCTAGTATTATAGAATCAGTATCCACCATCGTCGCAATCCGCATATACATGCGAGCTGAGCGAAACAGATTCCTCTCCGCGCCGCCTGCCGCCAATGACCGAACCCTCACAAAGCCATCGGTGGCTGTAGGATTTACTTGCAGCGCGAAAGCTCCGGTTCTGACCGTTGTTCCCTGAATACTTGGAAATCCGCCAATAACAGGAAATTCTCCTAGGCTCCCCATCTCAAAGCCGGTGATGTAGGTGTGCGCCCCCCATGCAGGCAAACAGAGAAGCAACAGCGCCAGCAGTTTCACCGCCGAACCTCCAGATCCCCGGCCATGTCGTCCGCCAGCGCCTTGGCGTAGCCGTTGTCGGTCTCGCCTATAACGTAGAGCACCTTCCGTAGATCCGGCCTGTAGAGCGGCCCCGTCACTTCCAGCCGCCGCATGTCGGGATCATCACCGTTACCCCTACAGATGACGTGCGCCTCCTTGGCCTTGTCCGCATCCTTGACGCCTGCCTGCCATAGACGCTCCGCAAGTTTGCGAATCGTCGGAGCGATCCTGGCATCTCTCCTACCTTGATCTACGGCCTTGCGGATCTGGAGCATGTCCGCGCCGTTGTAGCAAATAGCGAAGGCGAAAACCCAAGCGAGATACCGCATCGTTCTCATGCCGGTGGCCACGGTTGCTGACCTCCACTCGGTCTTGCAATATCGTCCGCAATCGCCAACATGTAGGAAGCACCGGGGATGCGCGTCCCCACAGCCCGCAAGAGATCAATGAGCTGTTGAATATTAACTTGCGGGTGGCTGACTACTACGACCCGTGTGTCGGGATCGCCCGACTGCCATTCCAAAGGAGCAACCGGGGCGGTGGACCAGGCATTCAGGCCCGCGTTCCAATGACGGTTGGCAACCTGACGCTCTTGATTTGTAAGCCGCGCATCAGTCAGGCTCGTTTGTACGTTGGCGGCGATTGCCGTCAGGTCTTGGTGGTTGTATAGAATCCCGTAGGTTGCCATGTTCAATCCCTCCCACTAGCCGATAGAATCCGTTTCATCGCCATCCTACTTTCTGCGAATTGCAAACACAACTCTCTTGAGCCGACACCTTTCATACTCGTCCTTCGGCGTTTTCTCCGAAGGGCCTAGCCCGATTACGCCGTCTTCTTGCCCGCCACAATCTCGGCTACAGCCGCGGCCACCGCCCCGGCAATCGCATCCTTGAACGTATTCTGCCGCAGAATCTCGCTTACGATGTGACTCTGCTCATCGACGTTCCAAATACGGTCAGTGGCGATGTCGCTATGCGCGCTGGTCTGCTTGCTCGCATCTGCATAATGGGACGCAAACATCGTATCGAGCTGCTTGGCCGCGTTCACCGCGTTTTGTAGGTGCTGAGTCGTTACGGCGTTGAGCGTCGCCAGTTCCTTCTGCGCCTGATTGGCCGCGTTCTGGAACAACCCCTGATTAAGAGCGAGCTGGGTGAAGTGAGTGAGCTGGCAGGTATCCGACAGCCACTTCAAGTTGTTGAACAACGTCCCGGCGTGGTCCGGCCCAGCCGAGTGCAGTCTCGCTGTTTTGCCCGCCGCCGCCGCCTGGATCGCCTCGGCGGAGAATGTCTCCGCCTGCTCGACCTGTGAGGCCGCGACTCCGGACGCGACTTGCTCAGATGTCTTCTGCGTCAAGTCGGCGATGAGAGTGTTGGCGGTTTGTACCGCCTGTTGAACCGTCTGGGAAGCCCCCTGGGCTGCCGCAACGGCTTGAGTGAGTTGGGCTACAATCTGCGCAATTTGATCGACAGTCAGTCCTGCTTGCACCTCAGCCATGTTTCATCCCTCCTTCGTCGATTTTACCACACGTTGCTGTACGGAAAATAGTCATTGGCGAGAATTGGGCTCATCTTAATCCACAACGAACTTTACCGCCACCGTGATCCGCTTCGCCGTCCCGCCTGCCGTGATCATCAGGTAGTCGATCCGCTCGGTGTTTGCCACGTTGTCCTCGTTCGTGTCGATCGTTCCCGTCGCTCCCGAGGTCGAGCATGTCAGGTTCGATGACAAGATGTTCGCCGGGCTGCCATCGTCGCGCTGTAAGTTGATGATCGGGCTGCCCGCGTCTGATTCGCACTGAACCTCTGTGATCGTGATCCCCTGTCCGAGTCTGTTCATGTAAATCGTCGCTTGATCGTCACCGTCAACGATAACCGCACCGTTGTCGGCCCCGACTATGAACATGATCTGGCGCGTGCGGTCCACGGCGGGGAGGTCGCCGTGGACGATGGCGGCGGAGATGAAGTTCGTCCCGTCGCCCCGTAGGTAGTTCCCAGTGGTAGCCGCGCCCCCAACCCTCAACCCCGTCGTCACATTCACGATCGAGCTGAATTGGAAAATCTCGGAGGCATCGACCGAGAAGGTTATATCGGTTCCGGCGGGCGAGGCTTCCCATCCGATGATGGCGGCGTTCTGTAGACGGAAGTATCCGGCGTCCGCCACATCCCCATCTTGTAAAAGAGATGTAGTGATCGTCGGCGAGGTCCCGAAGACCAAAGCGCCAGAGCCGACTTCGTCGCTGATGACCCCAAGTAACTGCAATGAGGTGGTGGCGGCAAAGAATGAAAGGTTGTCAGTCGCGTTGGGAACGGCATTACCGCTCTCCGTGAGGGTGACAGCATTGAAGGTGCCCGAGGCCTGCATCACTTCGGAGGTATCCACGGTGAGGGTGATGTCGGTCCCGGCGGGGGAGGCTTCCCATCCGATGGTGGCGGCATTCTGTAACCGCAGGTACCCGGCATCGGCTGCGTCGCCGTCCTGGGATAGCGAGGTTGTGATGGTAGGGGAAGTTCCGAAGACTGCCACTCCTGTGCCGGTCTCATCATTCAAAACACCCAACAAGTCCGCTGAGGTCGAAGCCGCGAGATGGGAGATCCCCGCATCATAGGTCCAGTTTCCAGCCGTGATCCGAGGCACCCCAGTCGTACCGCTGGTGTCATCGCCCGTGCAACCCCGAGCAGCTTCACATTGCCCGGCGGCCCAAAAGGATGTAGCGCTGTCGCCCAGCGTCGCGGTAATCGACCCGGTTCCCTCAGCCGTGAGCGCCCCGGTCTGGCTGACCGTGATCCCGTTCGTCCCGTCGCCCGCCCGAAATACCGTCACCTGCGCATCCGCCGCCCGAACATCGAGCAGCGTACCGGCAGTGGGATTCCCGGTCTGCTGCCGGATTAAGAATTGCTGACTCGCCCCAAACGCCGATTCAAACGAGAACGTGACCGTCTCGGCAGTATTGTTTGAGGTGTAGGATGTGGCGGTATCGGCGGAATTCACCAAACTTTCCCATGCGGGAGTCCCTCCACTCACGTCCGCCGAGCAGGCAACGACGCCAAGAGCCGATACGGCGCTCACCTTGTCGCTGCCCGAGCAAGTCAGTGGCTGCACCGCCACGCTGTTCGCATTGGGCAGGGTAAAGGTACGAGCCAGAGTCGGGTCAGTCACCACAATCGTGGTGTAGACATTGTCATCGGTTGTGCCCTCGAACTGGATAGGCGATCCGCCCAATAGTTCTTTCCCCGACAGGGCAAGTTGCGCAGCCAGCGATATAACCGGAGTTTGTCCCCCGGTCGAACCGATTTCACTGGCGGTGCCGGACACAGAATCGACGGAGTTGTTGAAGGTCGTCCAGTCCGCCGACAACAGCGCCCCACGAACGGTCGCCGACGCCGACGGGAGGTTGAACGTAACCGAGTTGGCCGCGTGGGCAATGGCAAAGTCGGTTCCAGTAGTGCCCGTCGCCAAGCTCTTGTGCTCGATCGCCGTGGCCCCGGCGTTGGTTCCGAGAACTTGGTTGGCGGTCCCGAACGGGAGTTGCGCCAAGGTCGCCGAACCTGAGAGGTTTGAGAACGCAGGTTGCGCCTTGCTGATGACCCCGAGCGTCGAGATGGCCGTTAAGAATTGATTCGCGGCTCCGGCGTCGGGCTGAACGGCGACGCTATCGGCGTTCGGAAGCGTGAACGTCCGCGCCAGCGTAGGGTCGGTCACGACGACGGTGACGTACACATTATCGTTGGTCGTGCCCTCCATCCGAAACGGGCTTCCACCGAGGAATTCCTTTCCCGAAACGTCGAGCGACGCGGACAACGAGAGCACGGGAGCAACGCCCGCTCCGCTTGAAGTAATCTCATTGGCGGTTCCCTGGACGTTGATCTCGGCGTCACGGGCGATTGCCGCCGGTACGTCGCCGTCCACAATCGCTGCCCACGCTGGAAGGGCACTCACCGCCCCCGTACCCGTCTGGGTCAAAAACTGTTTGGCGGTGGTCGTATTGCCAGCCACTCGCTGCCACGCCGGCGTCACGTTCCCCGCCAGAATATCCCCCAGAACCGCGCTCGCCGCAGCCGTGTCGGTGTGTGTCGCCGAGAGCAGATTATGCGCCGCCGTCGTGTCCACGTCCGCCGAACAGGTGATGACCCCGAGGGTCGAAACCCCACTTACCTTGTCCGTCCCGGAACAGGTCAAGGGCTGAACCGCCGCACTGTCCGCGTTGGGCACCGTGAGGGTTCGTGGCGCAGTTGGCTCCGTTACCACCAGCGTTGTCTCGAAGGCATCAGGAGTAGCCCCCTCGAACACCAAAGGGGACCCGCCAGAAAGTACTTTTGTGCTCAGATTCAGAACTGCTGCGATCGAGAGCGTAGGAGCGACGCCAGACCCGCTGGAGGTAATCTCGTTTGCCGTGCCCTGGACATTGACCTCGGAATCCCGCGTAATTGTAGCCGGCACATCCGCATCGACGATAACGGCCCAGGCCGGAAGGGCGCTGACTGCGCCGGTTCCGGTTTGAGTGAGGAACTGTTTAGTTGTCGTTGTGTTGCCGGTAACTTGCGCCCATGCCGGCGTAGCGTTTGCTGCAACGATGCCGCCCAGAACCGGGCTGGAAGCAAGCGAATCCGAATGGGTGGCAGACAGGAAATTATGCGCGCCCACTCCGCCACCGGGGCCGACCAGATTCCACGCTCCCGCTTGACAATCATACAAATTTCCGTTGGCATTGTTGACCGCCAGCATGATCGGAGCGCAAGAACCTGCCGGCACGCCGGCGAAACGAAGAATCACGGTGTTGCCGGCCTGAGCCAGCAAGGACGTGGTCAGACACACAAATAACAAGATCAGCCGCATCATCGTGTTATAAAGAGGACATTCACCGTTTCGGCGTTAGTGTCGCAAGCCAAGTAGATGTGGTCTAGCCGGATGAGGTTCACGTCCATCGAATAAATCGGCCAGACCTGCGTGGCGTAGATCAGCGCGCCGTAGTTGGTTGTACTCAAGTCAGGATTGCCGATGTAGAAACGAGCGCCGCCAGCATCGGGGTTGGCTTGGATAGCGACGAACTGAGCGCGTGGGGGGTTGCCCATAATCGGACGACGGGCTGCGGGGACGTCACTAAGTAGTTGCGACAACTGATAAGGCGTATTAGCCGTAGTCAGGGTAAGCGTGCCTGCCCAGGGAGTGTTCGAGACGGGCATCAGGGCCTTCTCCACAACTTGCTGGTTGCCGTCCAGCTTCGGTCAGCGCAAACCTTGATCCACTGCCACAGGCTGTAGCAGAATAGTTCCCACAAATGATCCTCCATCCAGACAAATCGCCTCTGAAGATCATTGTGTTGCTCGCGCTGGATCTCAATGATCCGTACCTGCGTTCGATCAATCTCCTGAAGGAGTGTCGCATTGAGAGCAGCCATCGCGGCGACCAGCGCCGTTTGATCGTTCGCTTCTTGCTCTTGCAACCCCCGCAGGATCAGTAGGACTTCGACCTGGTTCCCCTGCGTGTGCGCACGAAGCTCGTCCTTGGCCGACTCCAGGGCTTCAGCGGCGCGATACTGATTGGCTATCAACTTCTCCAACCGATCGTCAATGACTGGCCCGACAAAGCGGGTGATCTGCGGTGTAGGCACGCCCCAAGTAGACATCGGCGATAGCTCCTTACGGCGTGATCGCCAAAAGGTGAATCTTCTGGGTATCGGTGCCTAAGAAGTAGAACTCGTCAAGGTTCGTGATCCCGTGCGGGAAGGGACCGATACGCTTTGCGTTGTTCGGGCCGGCGGTGACGATAGCGCCGTAGTCAGTAGCAGAAACGCCGGAGCCGCCGATTTTGACATCGGCGTTGCCTGTCTCGCTCTCGACCATCAAGAATGAAATAGGCGTGTGTGCGGTAATGGCACGGGTCGCTGTCGCCCCGAGAGTAACGGTAATTGCGCGAAGCGCCATATATTACTCCTATCTAGCTCTCTTTCATCACCATTCTGGGCATCTCCTGCCCGCTGGCTTTGCGCCCCGCCGGATTGACCTGCATCCCGATGCCGAGCGATTGAGCGGCCTGTAAGCGCTCAGTGATGCTGTTGGCCCCTGACGGGGGATTGCCTACATTGGGGATGCCTAAGACCTCAAGAAGCGTCCAGGGGTCCACCAGACCAGCCCGCGCCAACTGCAGATACAACAACTTCCGTTCGATTTCGCTGGCCGACAGCAGCGATCCCGGAGCGATATGGAATGTGAACTGGCGCAGAAACTCTTGCGCCCGGTCGAAGCGAGGCATCGGCCCTCGGGCCAGCGCCTCGGCGGTCGCTACCCCGCGATTGTCAAAGTCAGAAGCGTGGACATAGTCTGGAATCAAGCTGCCCGGATCGAAGTCGAAGTCCTCCGGCGTAACGCCATCTTCCCCTAGAAGGTGCAGCCGGATCGGCAGCGTGTCGAATTGGGCGAAGTTATAGGCCAACATCATCGCAAACTCGCGGACGAAGGACTCCATCATCCGGCTCCACAGGCGGATTTTGGGCGTCATGGCCTCTACCAGCCGCTCAATGGTGTCACCGGAGGGGAGTTGGTTGAGCCGCGAGAGGTGCCCGAGATCCCGAACGCCGCTCAGGGTGTCCATTTCGTTGATGAGGAACTGGATTGTCTTCTCGATCGTCGGGTCGAGCGGCGGTTCGAGCGCCAAGACCACGCCTTTTCCGGCGGTAGGATTGTGGCGGATGCGCAGACCGGCCCGGCGGGTGTCGATCGAGTTCAACTCCGACTTGCTGATCGAGTTCTTGTCGGCGATCAGGCCAGGACGCGCTACTCTCTCGTTATGGTCATCGACCACCCTCAGCAGGCTGTTGAGAGATTTCTGAAGCGGTAACAGGTCCCACAAGGGCGCTTTGCCGAGCCATGACCACGGCCAGGGGTTCAAGGTGAACTTAGGCAGCGGGATCAAGCCGTGCCAATACCTGTTCGGACCATCATGCAAGATGACCGTGTTGGTGGCAGTGATGCAGCGCCCACGCGGATAGAGCGGCTCATCCGGCTGGACGATGTAGGACCAGTTCGTCAGCGGGCGGCCAGCCTGATCGAATTCGCCCATCTGCACGGGGTAGCTGTTCTCATTACGGGAATCGTCCCGGAGATAGACCGTGTAATGATCGGCGGTGGGGATGCGAGGGATTTCCCGCGCTGCCTTGCCTCGGATGCGGTCCCAGAATGGGGAAACAGCCTCATAAATTTGGGCGGCGCGGGATTGAGCATCCTGCCGGGAGGAAGTCGAGCCGTCACGGTCAGGATGAATCTGGGAGGCGAACTGAGGCCACCGACGGCGCAGCGAGTTGACTGTCCGCTCCTCGCGGATGACGGCTCCGAAAGCGTCCTGCAACGTCAGGTTCGAGGAGGGCCGAATGGGGAGAACATCCCGAGGGTCCAAGGCGCGAACATCGGTGTCGCCTATCTCGGGGTTCCAGAACACATGCGGAAATCCGGTGCCCGCTACTAACCAATACTTGACAACCTCCAGCAAGCGCAAGTCGATCTGGCGCTGAAGGTACCAGTGGGTTGCGCGCTTGCCGAAGATTTCAGATTGCTTCTCGTAGCGCTTGTTCTGGGTACGGTATTCCCAGAAAGGCTTGATGTCGGTCAGATAGGCAGCGAGGTCGTCGGCGACCTTGGCGTAATGGTTGGCCGAGGTAGTCGAGAGGTTTCCGGGGCGGATGTCTTCGCGGGTCTGGCCGACAGCCTCGATGGACTTGGCGATCAGGTTGTAGCCGGGCTGAGCTTTGACGAAGGATTCCCCCTCCTGAATAGCTTCCCGTATCCATCCGTGGACTTGGCTGTCACGGTCGGAGGTTGGAATCTGGTCAGCCAAGGTTAGCCTTCCTCAAGGAAGCTGCGTCCGCTGCCTTGATCGAACCAAGCAGCCTCGTTTTGGACGTTATGATCGCGCTCAAAACGCTCGACGGAATGAAGGGTGGGCAGATCATGGCGGACGAAACCTTGACGGGCATAACGCTCGGGCATCCGGCGGTCGTTGCGGTCAGGGTAGCGGACTTCGCCGGTTTTGGGGTGCATCCAAACAACAGCTCGCTCCGATGGATGGATAGCAGGAACATGCCGATACCCGTAGGGGCGGATTGGCAGCGAGGTAATCGAGACTTCATCGTCGTGGACGATATGCCCATCGGCGATTTGCAGGTGGCGAACAGCCTGGGCGACCGCCAGTTCGCCATGCTGAGAACAGTCTCCCTCAATCGCTAGACCACAGGAGCAGCAGGCAAGGAAGGGCATGGCTCTACAGGTACTGATCCAGTAGTGCGATCATACGTTGACGACCCTGTTCAATCAGTTGCAAACGGTATTTTTTCTTGAACATTCCCTCTTCATCTTCAAGTGTCCAACCACCGATATAGAACTCATCCCCTGGCCGATACGGACCCTCTCCAGTTCCAGGCGTATTGACGTAGAAACACCGTCCGACTCTGCCATTCGGTAATCGTTCCAATGCGGTCCATTGTCCACAAATGTGGCGAGAAGTTGATGCGCCTTTCCATCCTGTCCAACTAACCGGCATCCCCCTATAGACGAACACTGGCTCAGGCCAGTCGCACAATAAATCCTGCGGAATACAATCTGAACCCCATAGATCTACGATAGAGGCTAGATTTGCTGTCGCCAGTGCTGGCAACATCACAACAAGTGTTCTCCGCTTCATGGCCTTATCCTCCGAGATAGCCCTGCAACGCCCGCGTGACGATTTCCTCGATGGCGTCCTCCAACGGCTTGCGCCCGGCGGCGTACTTAATCTTCTGAAGCAAGTCGGGCTTGATGTGGACAGGCTTACCGTCGAGCTTGATGGTGTTAGCGCGGCGCAGAAACTCAACTACGTGACCGCCGCTAGGGAAGTTGCGGCCAAGCAGCTTCTCAAGCTCCCGGCGTCGTTCATCGTTGAAATAGAGCGATCGGCCATCGTCATGGGACCAGCAGGAACGCAGGCGGGCGACGATGGCGGCTTCAGTGGTCAGCCCGAGAGCGCGAGCCTGAGACTGATAGACCCGGTAGGTCTCCTCGGGAAGTTCGATCGACAGGACGATGGTGCGGGCGGGGGCGGACTGCACAGGGGCGGCTGCCATACGGGAGATACAATACAGCAAGCCGGGGCGAGAGGCAAGATGGTTGAACT